ATCATCACCATATTCTTTGTACAAATCATCTGTAGATCCTTCAAACGATAGAACATCAGCTTGAAGTTTTTCTCCAAGGATTCCTTTGAAGAAACGTAATTCATCAGCTTTCTTACCTTTGGCTACAAAACGATTCTTATCTTTGGCAAGAGAAATTTCATCCTCCAGATATCCTCTAAATATGGTTTGTGCACGTTTGTAATTACCTAATATCTCTGACTTATCAACTGTATTGCCCATGTACATCATGTGCTCAATAGCCGCATCACCAGGAATAAGGTTGAGATAGTATCCTGCAATATTTAAGTTGAGTTCTTGCAGAAGCCTTTCTTTATAGTTTAGTTTTGAAGATTCTTTCTGCTTGCCAGTTTTCTGGTTCACTGTACCATCAGCATATGCAGTTTGCATAAGTTCTTCTGTACCCTCTATACGTTTTCCAGACTCTTTATCAAACATCTTGTACAAAAGAACAGAGTTATTTTTAAAGCTATCTGTAAGCAAATATTCATATTGAGTTCCAGAGAGCTCACTTAAATTGTCTATCTGGGACAACATATCGTACAAATCACTAGCAGCATTGGTTCCTATGAATGTCTGTGTAAGTTCACCATTTACATTATAGTATGTACTACTGAACTCAGGATTATCCATCTTAGCTTTAATCTCAGAAAGTTCACGCAAGCGACCATCTATACTTAATGTTCTTCCACCAATACTAATAACACTCTTAGCACCAGCAATACTTGTCCTAATACCATTTACAGCTGCAGAGAACAAAGTCTTTTCAGGCATTTTAGAAAGCCTATCTAGATCAAACTCAATACCCAATTCATTCATAAAGCTCACCTGAGCTTCAAGGCTTTTAAGTTTTTCATCTGTTATAGCCTCTGAATTACCAATATAGGATTTGCCATTCTCAGCTTTCTTGAAATACTTGCTACCCTTGGCAATCTTATCTTTAATGCTATTGATAAACTCATCCCTTACCTGTCTAGCAGCTGTGGTGAAGTTAGCATCTCCTACTTGTATATCTCCATTGTCTAGGACATAAACAGTTTTAACTGTAGGAGATTGTTTCTTGAATGATCTCCAGAATGCAGAGAGAAGCTGAAGGTCTGCTTTATTATCAAGCTCATCAATGTTCTTGAGTTTAGAAAGACGATTGTATAGCTTGATGTATTTAGGATCATCATCAGCCATAGCTTTAACCCTATTCAACATCTCTGTCATGCTACGAGAGGTGTGAACATTGTTTATTGTTCCCATGAATATCTCACTCATGGGAAGAAGTGTATATCCACCAATAGAAGAAAGTTTCTCACTTCCATTAGCATTAACAACAGGTAAACTTGCCAACAACAGTTTAACAGCTGCGTTGGTTTTTCTCATGTTATCTATCTTTCTAGAATCTGAATAAGCATCATCTTTTCCTTTTTCAAGGCTATTGTAATCAATCTCATTATTATCATCAAACTCAATGTTGTATGTTTTGAGATATTCCTCGTGCTTCTCAATAAGTGATTCCCAATTATTTATGATGTTCTCATAAAAATTGTTGTAATGATCAATCATCATATCAGCCTCAGCAGCTGTAGCTTCTCCCTCAGTAACCATCTTGTTAACATCAACAATGTTCTCAGCCATCAAATCACCCAGCTCATCCTGAAGCTTTTTGTATTCTTCTTCTCTGGTAATCTTTTCAATTTCAAATAGTCCCTTGTTCTCTACAAACAAATCTCTCACAACAATGTAAGTCATGTGTTGCATCAAATCATGCACCTGCTCACCTGTAAATGCATCCAAACTATAATCAGCCAATTCACCACCAACAACATCTTCTATGTCTATAAATCCTTTTTTAGCAAATGATAGGGGTGAATCATATGGAGTGGCTTGTTTGAAATAACCAGATCCTATTTTCTCAAACAGTTTCTCTGTATTTGATTTAGCATTTTCTCCAGTGAAGAATGTCTTAAAGAAGTTAGCTATATCAGAGAACAGTTTAGCTATCCAAGATTGTTTAACCTTTGCAGGCTTTTGTGGAATCTTACCCTCCTGGAAATAGTCTCTGAGTTCTTCAGCAAGCTTTTCTTCCATTTGCTTCTCTGTAGCTTCAGAGTATTTAACATTCTTTAAGTTAGTTCTATCAAAGAATGTTCCTTCTCTGCTAATAAACTCATTGCGAATATTAGCACGTTCAGCAGGATCTGTAAGAGCTTGCCATATAGCATGGAACACCTCATGATAAACTGTACCCACTTCTGCAGTTTCAGATAAGTAGATAGCTCCATCTTGGAACATACCATGTGCTCTTCTTCCATTAGCAGCTAAAATGTAATTCTTAACTCTGTATACAGGAATATTTGGATAGGCTGATTTCAGAAATGCTTCCACCTTAGACCAGTTCTCAGGCTTGAACTTTTTCATGTCCTGAGCTAACATCAATCTAAAGTCACTACCTCTTTTAGTAGACCCAGCTTGTTTTCTTTGATTAATTTTATCTTGTAAACTACGAGAAACAGCAGGTTTAGTTTCTTCAGCAGGTTTAGCTCCTTCTAAAGCAGCTAGTTCTGCACTGTAAGTAGTATTAGTATTTAATTTAACTTCGGCTTGCCATCTTTGTCCTTCTGATTCAACAGTCACAATGGCAGCAGCACCATTTTCAGTTATTCTAATTTCTACTACTCCAACTACTTTTAATCCTTCAGGTAAAGATTCTTCATCAATAGTATATTTATTTCCTAATGCTTTTTCTACAGGAATACCTGACGTAGCATTGTTTCTTTGAGAAGCATCTTTATCTGACCTGTTAAAAGTAAATGTAGTTTTTATTCTGCCATCTTTTTCTGTTGTATTAGAATAATAAGTATAAGTTCTTCCTTTATTATCAGTTTCTGAAAATACTTCTTTTTCTTTGCCAGCTTTAACATCTGTAGAAACAGGAGCTGTTGGAGCAGGAACAACAGGTGCTGTTGCAACCACTACCTCAGCTGCTGGAGCAGGAGCTAATTGTTTCTTAACCTCAGATCCAATAATTTTCCTAATCATGTTCTCAGCAATTGCTGTAGCATCATCAAAAGGAGTGTCTTCTGTAATTCCTGAGTTAGGAATTGTACCAAGTTTTGTAATTGCTGATTCTAGCATAGTTTCATATGCAGGATCGGTAGATGGATCAGGAAGCAGTATTCCTTGCCTACCATCTGTTTCTTCAAACTTCTCCTTGTTTATTGTAAATGTAAATTCACCAAGTTTTGTGTTTATTACATTCTCTTTTCCAGAGAGGTCAAACTTCTTTACAGGCTGGGTTTTCTTAGCCTCAGTTTCTGTGGCTGGTACAACCACCTTCTTTTGTGGTTGAACAGGAGGAACCTCCTGTGACGTGTTACCCTTCTTATCTATAAGGGTGAAATAGATTCCTTTTCTATTTGTATCTTCAGCATTCTTCAAAGGTCTAATCCTGGTTGTAAGAGGAATAGTCTTTGCATTTCTTGCACTGCCATCAGGATTCTTTGCAGAGAGGAGGAATGATTGATAGTTCTTCCATTCTCTTGTCTCAATTCCTTCAGGCGTGATTGCTGTGATTTCTTGATATGGTTTGTTCCAATCTCCTTTCTGACCACCAGTTACAAGTGTAGAATTGACATTGTTATACATTTTCTGCAATTCCTCAATGATTGCAGCTTTGTTTTTCTTGAGATCAGAAGGTTTGATTGAAAACTTCTTTTCTTCCTTACCCATTATAAGCATACCCTCATCAAAGAACACACTACTAAAAGCAGCAGGTTTTCTGTTTCCTTGAGGATCTTTTGGTGTACCCCAATATACAACTGATTTCAACCAGTTGTAAAGCATTACAGACTCATTACTTTTCAGGTTCTTATCTGTAAATAGATTACTAGCAAGTTTTGCAATAGCATTGTAAATCAACTCAGCTTCAGGCTTACTAATATTTCTATTGTTCAATCTAACCAATCCATTGCTAGTGTATAACAATGGAACACCTTTAACATCGTTAAATGTAGAAGATCCATATACAACAGCACCATCTGTTGTGGGAACACCCACCACTCTCCTAGTTCTCAAATCTGTTTCAGATATAAGACCAGATTCTTCAACAGGTACTGTAGCTGTCCTATCGAATATAGGTTTACCTTTTTCATCCAAAGATGCTACAACACGTTGAGGACTTCCAAAGGATGCACTAATTTTATACAGATCGTTTGTAGGATTGGCAAGAGTTTGTTCTCTCCAAGCCATAAAATCTTTTGTCAAGGCTTTTCTAGTATCCTCATCTGTAGTGTCTCTAAACATTGAATCTCCACCAGACCATGTTAAAGTTTCAGGGAATGTCTGATAGATGATTGTATCTAGTGTAGGCTTATCAAGTTTCTTACCATCTACACCTACAAAATATCTTTCATTTGTAACAGGATCAAGTCCCATTACAACCATTGCGATAGTTTTAGTAGGATCTACAGGAGCACTAGCCAAACCCTTGTCCTTAAGCCATTGCATAAGTCCAGGAACAAGAAGTTGCTTTTCATTACCTTGGGTAACTACTACACCACGGAAATTATCCCTATTAGCAAATGTATAATAATTAGCTCCAAACCTATTAGCACGAACATGATGTTCAGCTAAAGGTTCCTTCTGAGAATATCCCTCTACAGGACCTGTTGTACTATCTACAACTTCCTGATTTGTCTTTTTACTATCTGGTTCAAATGTTCCTTTATCAAAGTCTTTTGTTGGAACACCTGTGTCACTAGTTTCATTTAATGCTGTATTAAGAGCTGTGTCTTTAGCCAATCTTTCTTCTTCAGCAATTTGACCAAAGAACTCCTCAGATTTAGCATTCACTTCTTTTTCAATGTCAGCAAGAAGTTGTGGGTTGTCCAATGAGTTAACATAAGCCACCTTATTACCCTCAGGCTTAGCAATCTTATTGTATTTCTTTTTCCTTAGAACAGTGTCAATTGCATCATCTACAATAGATTCAAAATCCTTACTGTCTATTTCCTGTTCTGTAAGTTCGTAGGCTTTGAATTCTTCTGGTTTCAGAAATGTAACTTTTCCATCAGGAAGCTTCACTTCGTATTCTCCACCAAGTGTTTTAGAAAGAACAGTGAGCTTAGGGGATATTCTAAGTTTATTACCCTCCACCTTAGCAATGCTCCTGAGAGAATATTCTCTACCCACCTCAACTTCTTTCTCTACTGTCTTCTTTCTTTTTGCTCCTTCTGGAAGAATTGTTTGTTTTACAATAGCAGGCTCTTCTGTTTCAATATCTTTTTCTACTTCTTCGTATTGCTGTGGGTTTTCAATAATTCCATTGTAGTCATTTATAAACAACTTTCTACGAAGAGAAACTTCAATCAAATCTTGTAAGCTCTTTTTCAGTGCATCTTTATCATCAGCTACAGTGTCAAGATTATTTATTTCATCTAACACTTGTTTAGTTGCCTCAACAGACGGTTCATTATTTTTAATAATATCATCTAAAACAGACTGTGCAATAATACCTGACTCAACAAGATTTTGATTTATGTTTGGAATTCTATTGTCGTAATCCCTTATCTTAGAAGAAGCATATACAAGCTTATCTAGAGTTTCGTCTGAATACTTCTTTCTATTATTCTCATCAACAACATTCTCATACCTGTCTCTAATTACAGAGTACATTTGGTCCATACTCTTTGCTGTTTCTCTCAGAGTATTTATTCTAGCAAGGAACGCTTGTCTTGATTCATTTTGATTTACAATCCCCTTATCTTGAAGTTCTTCAAAACCGTTCTCAGACATTATCTGGGATTCGTAATAATCAAGCTCATTCATTACAGATTGTACCTTTCCGTACTTAATTCTAGGCATTAAGTATGAAAATGTATAATCTGCTTCATATTCTTTTTCTGACAGCTTATCATTAATTGCAATTGCCTGTTGTCTCAAATCTTGAGAACCTAAAGCAATTCCTACATATTTAGCTTGATCTTCAAGAACATTCGCAATCTTAGTTTTATTCAAAGCAGTTATTGCAAGTTCTGTGTTCTTTGCTCTTTCTCCTCCCAGTCCAAACACTCCTTGTTCACCAAGTGTTCCTGATTTACCAAATCCAAATTTAGTCTTACCAGTTTCTTCATCAACATATGTACCTACAACCCCACCTTTCTGAAGTGCTCCAGAGAATCCACCAATCAATATATTCTCCAGTCCTTCTTTTGTATTAAGAGCTTTCTCTACACCCTCACCAAAAATATTATTTGAAACTCCACTGATTGATGACAAAAAAGATTTAGCAGATTCTTTATTTTCGTAACCCCTTTTGAAATAATTGTTTACACCAGTTTGAACAGCAAATTGAGCACCTTCTTCAAATGCTTCTGTTCCAGAGAAGAATAGTGGTGCAATTCCTCTAGCACCATCAACAAGTTTACCGAATTTTGTTTTTGCAATAGTTTTAGTAAAATCTCCACCAACAACTTCTTGACCCACTTCATTAATCATTGCCTTATCAGCTCTTCTAGAGGATCCTAATATTTTAGGAAGTTGTACATAGTTTGTTGCTGTAAGTAACATGGAGTTGAATCCCCATGTATACATACCAATCTTATCTGCAGTTTCATTTATTCTTTCAAGAGCTTCTCCTGTTGGTTTTTCACCATATGTATCTACATATTCACTAATTGCTTTAGTTCTGAAATCATTCATGTTTTGCAAACCCTCAATAGAGGCTTCACCGAATGTTCCCATTGCAGATGTGAGAATCCTATCAGAATTATTCAACACTCTTGCAGCTGGTGTTTTCAGATACTTTTGAGCAGCTGAATTCAATGCACTTTCAAATGCTGAGAACTTCTCAAGCTTTGGAACATTAGTCATTGTCTGTTCAACTGCTGTAGCAGCTTCAAGTCCTGCACCTGCCTTAACCAATGCATTTGTTAAACCTATTGCTTTAAATAGTCTTGACCAAGCAATACCTCCACCAAGAGCACCCAGGGAATATCCTAGGTTTTTTATTATCTTATCTGAGAAAAAGTTTGCAGTAAGTATATTATCTGTAGAATACCACTCAGCATCTTGTTCTGCTTTTGTATAATAGTTAGGTAGGTAGTCTTCAAGATTTCTGGATAATTCATCCATTTTTCTTGTTACATCATTATCTATTAATGATGCTAATCTTTGTTCAAATGCTGCTGCACCTACACCATATACTAATCCTATTGTACCAGAAGCTAAGGATGATGCTGCTGTACCAAACATCTTAATTGTTCCATTTGCTAATCTATCAGCAGCAGATTGCTGCTGTGCAGCCATCTCTTCATAATCTGTACCTGGTCTGGTTTCAGGGTATCTTTCACCAATATAAAATGAAGACAATGGAATATCTTCAATTCCACCAGGTTTTGCTCTATTTAACTGATCTGTAAAATAGTCATTTAAAGAAATACTTGCTGCACCACCTCCACGTTCACCAGTGGCTATTTGTGGAAAAGGAACAATTGGTGTTACAGGAAGCCCTAGAGCAACACCTTGTCTATTGATGAAATTTTCTTTATTCTCTGGCATTAGTATTTATTTAATACTGCTTCAGCAGCTACTGGTTTAATTTGCGTAAGAGCACTAACTGCAGCTGACAAACTTGGACTACCTGGTAATTGTCTAATCTCACTTCTTGATCTACCATCATTTACATATACAATAGGATAGTATTTACCATTTTGAAACACTACATTTCCCATTGCTGAATATCCTGAATTTTGTAACTGTGGAAAATCATTTGGATTAAAGTATGCATCTCCCTGTACGTAAGTTTCTTTTAACATAGGATCTCCAGCAGATGTTACACCTTTGTTATAATTGATATAGTTTCTTAGTCCTGCAACTTCTCTTGATTCATACAGATTGTTTACATCAATACCAATTGACATGGCTTCATCAGGTTGAATGGTCATACCGCCTATACGTTCAGAACCTTCACCAAATGCTACTATTTCTACACTCACTTTACCATCGGTCACCTTTGGTTGTGCACTTAATGTTATCTTGGAAGGATCACTCACTTCAGCCAAAGATTTTCTAAATTCACCAAAATCTCCAGAAGCATTTATTTTACCACCTGTCTCAGTTCCATATTCACCTGCCCATCTTTTTACATCATAAAGAAGTTGCCTATCTGTTTCAGCGTCACCAGTGAACACTGCTGTTTTGAGATTTGGTTGTATATTATATGCCCTTCTAATAACATCAGCTCTTCCTTTATATGATTCTACAAAGTCTTTCTTATCCACTACATTGAACACCTTGTCAACATCTTGAAAAAGAGTGCCATAATAATCATCTATACCTACAGTGATGTCTTTAATTGCTGGAATTAAACCAAATCCAGATCTCACTGCATCAGACACAGCTGTGATAGGACCACCTCTATATGCTCTTCTACCTAAATTATTTTGTCTAACAGCAGAGATCAAATCTCCTTTTCCTCTTGATTCTAATCTTTTTGCTGCTTCATTTGCTGCAGCTCGCATGCTCTCATCTACACCACCAGCAGTTCCAAGAACAGAAAGATTTCCTTTTAACCAGAGACCTAAGTCATAAACATCATCTTTTGTGATGTTATATTTTGTCCCTCCTATCTTAACAGTTTGCTCTTTAACATTATCTAGAACACCTTTTAACTGTTTATTTGCCTCTTTAGATGTAGGACCAAACCTAGCAGCTTGTTCTTTATCAATATTTTCTGAGATTGCTCTCTGAGTTTTAAAAGCCTTTTCACTATTAACAAAGTTTCTATATGCATCAGCTGCACTAGGGTTTTTTGCTTTCTGTTCGTTAGAAAGATTATTATAGTTCTTAGTTGCTGAATTTACATATTGAGTCATAAAGTCCTCAACAGGTACATTTCTTCTCTTTGCAAGTTCAGACAGGATGGTGTATTTAGCTTCAGCAGGGGACTTTCCACTACTGATAAGTTTATTTAATCTATCTTTGTTTCCTTGTATATTGCTAAATCCACTGTTGTCCCAGATAAAGTCAGCTGAACTTTTTGTGAAACTATCGGCTGCATCTTGATAGTCTTTTGCTTGAAGTTGAATAACATCTATATCTGAGAATTGATTACCTTGTTCATATCTAGATAGATCTTCAGGTAAACCTAATCCTTTAGCAGCACCACTTTTACCAGCACCTTTTGTACTAGCATTTAATACAGCAATATTCCAAGCTTGCGCAAGTTGTTTATCTTTAAACTCTTGTTCTTCTTTGAACTCCCATCTTTCTCTTGATTCTGTTTGAGCCCATCTAGATTGAGCATTTGCTTCTTTCTGCATCTCAAACTGAGCTCTCCAAGCAGCATTTTCCATATTTTGCTGTTTGGTACTTATCTTTCCAAACATGGTTGTATATCTATCAAAAACCTGTTCTTTATAAAGATTAGCCCTCACTTGATCTGGATTCTTTTTTGCCTGCTCAATATAACTATTATAATTAACATCTAATGAGTTCAACCTTTCAGTGACAGCATCTATATCTTTTTGCACATCCTCTCCATTAGTTCTTCTAGCATTGAGATCTAAAAGCCTATCTTCAAGAGCTGATCTAGTATCCTCTTTCTGATCTTGTAATTTTTTAACAAGAGCAGTTTCATCGTAATTCTTATAATTGTACTCTCCTGTAATTCCAAGTTGTCTACTAACCCTAGGATCAGAGAACACCTGCTGTAGTGTTTCTTGGACTTTTTTAGGAAATCTACCTTCTCTCTCCAACCTAGTCATAGTTGTAGAATAAACTGGAGTTTCAATTTCCTTACCATTTTTATCTTTTGATTTAATGGTAACAGGTCTACCATTCTTATCAAGCTGGAAAATCTGATCAAATGTATATCCGTCTGGCTGTACAGCGTCAAAAGTTTCTTTTGTAAACTTAAATACATCAAAATGTGGCATATATTCTTTACTGAAAGATTCTCCAGCTTTTGTTGAATTTAACCAAACATTTGCATATTTTTCAAAATTGTCCACATTGGCAGGATCTGACTTACCTTCTTGAATATCCTTTTGTATCAATTCCCTTTGTTTTCTATACCATGCTGTAGAATTTACAGCAGATTTTACAGTGGGATCGTTTGCAATTTGACCAGCCATCCCTCCTACAGAGTTTACTAATTGGAAGTTAGAAAAGTCACCAGCAGCCACATTTTTAAGTTTACTGCCCAATTCGTTAAGTTTGGATTGAAGATAACCTCTATCTGCTCCTCTAATAACGTCTAGGCCAGCTATTTTATCTATCTGACTTTGAATTTTCTGTACTCCTTCTTCATACTTCTGTTGCTTATACATGCCCACTTGAGCCATTGCCTCTAGGGGCAATTGCTGCACATACGGGCGAGATTGCAATATTTGGTCTGTAAATGAAGCCATGATGGATTAAGTTAGCAAATTTAATTTAAAATATTATACCAACCAAGAGACTGTAACGGTTTCTGTTAAGTTGGTATAACTGATTCAGTTATAGGTTTTTAATAGCTTTTACGATAGATCCGTTTTTACCAGTGGTAGGTTTCTTTTTCTTATCCTCTACCTTTCTAGCATCAAGTATTTTTTGAAGATCTTCAGTAGTGTAATCTGCTATTGTAGGAATGTTGAACTTTGTTACTCCTGTGCTGTAAATTCTACCCTGAGGACCATATGAGAACTGTGGATACATATTTGCCATAACATTTGCAGAAAGGGTTTCTGCTTTATTTTTAGCAATTTTCTCAGCAATAGAGCTAAGAGCTTCAAATGCCTGGGTTTTTGTAGCAGATTTAGCTTGAGCTTGTCTTTGATATTGTTGATCTAGGATAGCCAGATTCTTGAGAGTGGCATCATTTAGAGTGGCAAGATTTCTTCTGCGAGACTCAAGTTGAAGAGATTGGTTGGTTCTGAATTGCTCAGCCAACACCTTATTTTTAGCAGCAGCAGCTTGAGAAGCAATGCTTGCCTGTGCTGCAGGATTGTTACCTGTCAATCTCATTGCAGCATTTGCTTGAGCCTGGATTTCGTTTAATTGGTCTTGGAAAGAAACAGTGGGCACTTCTTCAAGAAGAGGTGTGTATGTTTGTGCTTGTACTGGTTCCAACTGATTGGTAGCCAAAGCGTACATTTCTCCAGCTAGCTGACCTGGGTCAAGTGGGTTTCTGATACCAGGTTTGATGTATGGGTAGAGTGTGTCGTATGCTTCCAATCCTTTATCAAGAAGTGTTTTCTTTTTTCTTGCCTCTAATTCTTTTAACTCTTTTGCAGTAGGCAGATCTGTGATAGATTCGAACTTCTCAATAGGATGTTCATTTTGCAGAAAAGCAGAATATGGATCATAGGAAGAAACAGGTTCTGGATTTGCTGCTCTAAATGCAGCATCTTCAGCTGCCACCTGTTCAGCAGTTGGAAGAAACTTAGACATGTCAATGTTTATATTCTTTCCTTTCTGAGCCTTATTAATACTTTTACCAAACTTAGCCATATCTGAATCTTTAGCTTTTTTAATCTTACCCTTGGCAAGAGCATCACTTTCCAATCCTTGTTCCTTAGCTGTGTCAAGGATTGCGTTCTGTACGCCTGCAAGAATGTTCTTTTTATCAGCAACTTCTTTGTATGTAGTATCTGATCCCTGCAACATTGCTTTTCCTGTATTCAATTTAAGAAGATCAAATGGACTATATCCATCTACATCATCAATGATTTCCAATGCTTTATCACTTGTCTTCTCTGCTTTTTTCTCTATCTTACTCAAATCAGCAGCGTAGTGTTTGAACTTCTTACCCTTGGCTTTATCATCCTCAAGCTCACTTACACCATAGGAAGGAATCTTCATGTTACCAAACACAACAAGACTATCTTCTCCTGTACCACCATCTTTAAGTTTTACAGCTGGTTCACCCCTTTCCACTTCTACAGGATTGTCACCAAATGTAATACCAATACCTGTTCTCCCTTTACCATCAGCTTCTTCATGAGATTGTCCTCTGAACATAATGGTTTCACCACCATCTGGCAAGTATGGGTTTTCAGAAATAGTTTCAGCATCTCCACCCCAGTGTGTCTGAAGTTCACCACCCATTGCGTAGGTTTGTAGAGCTCTTTTACTAGGCTCAGTGTAACTGTAGTCTTTCAAATGACCACCAGACCTAAGCATATCCGCATCTTTAGGTGGTGCAAGAAGATCTTTCAAATCATAATCACCAAACTTGGTGATAACCTGTGGTTGCCAATCATGACTTAGATATTTCAATCCACCACCATCTTCCATAACACTACTGTATTGATTCTGAAGACTTTGTGTACCCTGTTGGAAAGCAGCTTGTCCCAACAATTGTTGATTCTGCTTCATCCTACGTTCTGTGCCTATATCAATAAATCCACTTACAACATCACCTCCAATAGTTGAATATTTTCCTATTTTATCAAATGTTGGATTACTAGCTATATTAAATAGTGTTTCACCACCATCTGCCATTTTCACCTTACCACCTTTCTTGTATTGTTTTACTTGATTGCTATCATCCATTGGTTCATATCCTAGATCCATGTATATATCACCAGGATTGTACATATTTTGAATTTCGGTTAGATTACCTCCAACCTGCATTCCATTTTTGGCAAGAAAACCCATACCTGTTCCATAAGCATTTCCAACTTGACCAGGTTGTATGAGATTATCTTCTGGACGTACATATCTACGTTTTGTTTCTTCTGGTCCAGTAGAAGATGCTTCTACAGCAAGCTTAGCCAAGTTACCAGCTTGTCTAGCTTTCTGAGCTTGTTTGATGGACTGATCCACCTTTCTAGCAGCATTAACAACTTGTCCAATAGGTTTTGCAATAGGACCAAGTGCATTAATTCCTTTATCCAAAAGTCTTCCTGCAGCGGTGGTTGCCAAAGACTTTTGTTTTTTTGATTGACCTTGTTGTGTATATTGACCACCTACTGGTTGCATAGCACCAATAGATTCTAGGTAATTTGTCTGGTCTTGTGTTACAACTCCTCCAGGAGCCTGAACAAGTCCTTGCTCATCAATAAATGGAAGAGGTCCACCATATTGGTATTTTGGAACATTAACACCATGCTTACCAAACATCATGGACAGACCACCAGTGTTTTGAGAATTATAATACTGTTGATCTTGATCAGCATTGAGTTTTGCCAATCTAGCTTCTTCAGCTCTCATTGCGTTGGTTTTTCCAGTTGCCATATAGTCCAAATCATCAAATACTCCTCTGAAGTCAAATGGTTGTTGTACTTTTGATTCACCACCAATATAGCTTCCGAATTGGGCTTTTGATAGTTTCTTACCCTTTTTAGCTTTTGCCATTTCGTTATAATTTGTAAAATTAAGTAGTTGGTCTAATTTTTTCAGGGGAGCCTCATCAGCTTTGTTAACACTGACTCCAGTTTTACCTATAGGATATTCTGTTACTGATTCTCCATCAAATTCATAATCTTCTCCTGGGAACATTAATTGTGTATCACCAGTGTCTGATATTCCAAGGAGAGGTTCATACACTCCTTCCATTGTTATGAATGGTGAGCTTATTTCTACAGGCTCTCCCCAGTTCTCTGGATTCCAATAACCATCATCGTCCTTCTTTATCTTAGATCCTTTCTTGCTAATGGTCTTAGGTTTAAAATCCAACCCCTGTTGGTAGTATTTCATTTCTGCACCATTCTGTGCACTAGCTTTTGTCTTCTTTGCATATGGACCATTGTTAGGAGCAGCTCCCTGCGTGCGTGCGTACATGAATCCAACAGCTCCAGGTAGAGAACCTCCCATTGCAAAATCTTTTCCCCATCTCTTTAAAGGTGTAGGGATAGATTGTCCTTTTTCTACATAAGGATGTCTCACTGTTCTTTCCCATTCATCAGCTTCTTGCCATGTTTTAAATGGACCACCTAAATGTTCTCCTGTTTTTCTAAACTCGCCTACAGGATCTTTTAAAGATTTACCACCTTTAAATGATGGAATCAAATAAGCTAGCTCATTACCTTCTCCACCTATAGACATTGCTAACTCTGTACTAGGAGTGTTATATGGAATAACATACCCTTTTGGCAACTTTCTACTTGTAGGTTGAAGAAATGTTAACCCACCGTTTTGCATTGTTCCACCCCATGCTCCATTATAATTAAAGCCAATGTCTGTCAATCCACCCATTGTTCCTTCTATACCATTCTGAGCTTTATATGGCTTAGCTCCTCCAGCAATAGCACCAAAGAATCTTCTTTGTTTATCTGTAAGAGGTTGTCCATGAACTTCTTTATCATGGAGGATCTTTTTAGCTTTTGTTGATGTTAACTTCTTTGCCATTACTTGTAAGAAATTTGGCTTGGTGTTATAATGAATTGAGAAACAAGGTGAGTTTCATCTGAGTTATCTAGAATATGTCTCACCTTCAAATCCTTAGCTCTTAGAGGTTCTTTCTTGAAGGATCTCTTTCCATAGTCCATATTAATCTGGTTAACCACTTTATCTATAGACAGAGACTCACAAGTCTTTGTAAACAAAGGTATAGATTTATCTTTTACTAGAGACCAGAATGTATTGTATTGATAGAAATTGTCTGACTTGGTATACGTAATTGTCTTACTATCAGTGTTATATACAGGATACTTCAAGTATGCATTTAGATTGTTCATAGGTTTAGCAACAAGCTCAAGTACCCCTGTACTCTGCTGATCATTGTACAATACAGCTTTGTTGAAATATCCATTAATTGCCACCCTTCTATTATCATTAAATACACCATCGTCAGGAGATAGATATTTGTATGCTTTTGTATAGTCTTTTACGTTCTGAAGTATCTCATCGTAATATTGATATGCAAAAGGATATTCAATAATATAAGACTTAGTGCATCCGTAAAATGTGTTATATATTACAGGATTTGTTAGATGTCTCCAGAGAGATGATGTATTTGCTTCTGTATATTGGATTGCTGCTAGATCTGTTAAACAAATCTCTGTAACAGGAATGTTCCATTTCTTAGAACAACAATTAACTCCTGTAGATGATAAAACAACCACCTTTACAGAATCATTCACACTAAGTGCTAGTCCTGAAATTAAACTACTTTTGGGCACGTCAGTAGCAAGCACATTCCCCATATCGTCAGATATAGAGAACGTGCTTAGTCTACTTCCAGCCTTTTTTAATTTTATGACAATTGCCTTACTCATATTTATTCTGGGCAGGTTGTGCAAGAAGAAGAGAGATTTTCTGTTCCTTCTACATAAGTTTGATTACCAAATGATCCTGGAGTTATTGTATCTATTTCCAAATTGGCACCAGTTTCACTAGGATCAGCTCCTGTCAACGTAGCAGTTCCACAAGTTGTTCCAGAACCAATTGTTACAGTTCCACTAATAGTGCTCAAATCTGCAGCAGTCCAGGTAACATCTACACTAACATTTGTATCAACTGCTCCACTTGCATAAGCATAAACTACTACATTACCAGAACCATCAGCTTGTATAGCACCACAAGCATCAATTGTGATTATCTCTGGAGCTTCAGTAGTTGTAGTGGTTGTGGTTGGTGCTTCAGTGGTTGTACTTGTTGTAGTGCTTGTACTACTAGTGCTAGTAGTTGTGGTAGATGTAACTAACGATAGATCTACATAGTTAGTACAAAGTGTACTTTCTGACTTAACTCTTATTATAGTAGCAAGATCAGGTACTAACACTGATACATATCCTGCTGTTAAAGATGATTTACTAACACCTGTTTCAAATGGTGCAACATAACCATCTGCATCTGAATACAAATCAAAAGGACCTGTATCAGCTCCAGCGGTTGTTAATGTTATTAATACTGTTTGTGCCATATATTATATTTTACGGAGTTGTTGTTGTGGTTGTTGTAGTTGTAGTTATGATTAGAGCCACCCCATCTAGATTACATTCTGGAGGATATGCCGTAGTTGTTGTACTTGTTGTACTAGTGCTAGTAGTGGTACTACTTGTACTGGTTGTAGTGGTGGTGATTACAATTTCCACCTCACCCTCGAGAGCACAATCAAACACACTAATTGTTCCTTCTAACGTACAATCTGGTGTGCATTCAACTTCTTGAGCAGCAATTGCTTCCAAATCACAACCTCCATTTATACCAGAATAGAAGAAGTTGTTCTCAGCAATATACCAGTTGGGAATGTAGCTATGGAAACTTACCCAGCTATTAGTGTTGAAATTGTAAGAAAGTGTCCAAGACTTGTTACAGAAGTAATCTCCATCTGTAAGTTCTACATATTGCTTCAGAACAGATGTACCATAGGTTTTATTTATATAAAACTTATTTTCAGTGGCATCATATTTAATATTAGCATTGAGAGGAATATAGTCCAACTTGCTGATAATCACTCTGTCAAACTTGCTATCATACACTCCATGTAAACCTACAGCATTAAAATGGTTATCTACAGGGACATTTGGAAAATACCTAAGTATTTCAAATGCTAGATGATCTGTAAAGAACCTATTTAATCCTGAACCAAATCCAGACAAATCTTTTACACTATTACCTGTAACCAGAAACACTTGACCTCTTTTAGCATCTATTGTAACTTGTCCTTGAGGTATTTTAAGCAACATTTTATGTTGGCTTCCTACAAATCCAAGATCTGTTTCTGCAAAGTCAATTGGAGGAGCACTCCTAAATAATGTATCATTTCCTACATAAGCAGCCTGAGGATTGCTAGTGTCAATTGTCAACATTGTGTTATACAACAATGACTTATTCTCAAACCTAGCAAGTACAGCTCTGTTCTGAATTCCATCAAGAGATGTAAGTTTACCATAGTTCTGTGGGAAATCAAAGAAGCTAATGGGTCTGTAAATCAACCAGCTGTTTATCCTATTATCTGTGAAACTTTGTTGTCTGTCAGAATAAATTGCCCTGAATGGGAAATTAGTATAACAGAGTTGCTCTTTCCAATCTATTGGTAAATGTGAGAAGAAGTTCTCATTGTTTTGCTTTGAGAACGTGCTATTATAATAATAGGTGTTATCTTGAGCAATAGTTACAAAACTTTCTTGCAACCATTGATCAGGAATACCTGTACTCACGTGTGGATAGAAATCACCTTCTTTATTGTTATATGCTTGCCTAAGATCTACATTCACTGTCGACTCACAGTAGAATGTAGGAATACCGTAGGCAAATAAATAAAACTTACCATCATAATATGTCCTTCCAGGATTCACAATAGCAGGTGTAACAGACGAATCTGGTGCAGGTAGCTGACTATTTGGACAATCAAAGTTGTGAGCTTTGATTGATATGATATTTTTTAATGTTTCAGGAGATGGAGTTTCTGATGTCACATAATCATAAAGAATAGATCTAGATGAATGCCAGTATGCAGGATAGGCAACATTACCTATCTCATCATAGAATATGTCACTATCATCGGGAGCTCCCACTCTATTATCAATAAAGAAAGGAAGCTTTGTTTTGAAAGAGAATTTGTTAATAAATGTATCTCCACCAAATACAGTGACAACTGGATCAGCTGTTAGGTTGTCAAGGTTTCTTTGGAATCCTGTATCAATTGTTTCATACGAGTACATCTGACCCCACTGATTAACAAATATATTCTTCAGTGATGCGTAATAAGATACGGTGGTTATGTCAAACAGTTTCTCAGGTTGATAACAATTATTTGAATCTGGAACATTTGATGCAATATATCTAGACTTATCTTCAACAACACTAGTTCCACCACTAGTTAAAAGATTAGGAGTGTCACTTGGAAACGGTAGAGGAGAAACAGATAGACCATCTCTATCTTCTATTGTCTTCAGGTATACAGAAGATTCTCTCTGGAAGTTGTTGATGTTGTGATTGTCACCAGCGGATTGAACTCCAGGGATAAGATATTGAGCAATTCCAAGTGTTCTTTGTTTAACACCTAGTCCATTATCTATGGCTGCTGAGTATCCATATTTTGCAATAGAATTGTAGGAATATGCATAGTTTCTTCTAGTTATTCCATTTATATAGATTTGCAAGTAGGATTGATATGCAGCAAACATTGCAGCAGCATCAAATGTTGCTGTAATATCAGCAATTTTTTCGGAAGAAGCAAGTGCATCTTGTTGTGCCTCTTTAGTTAACAGTTTGTAATTAGCATTATCTTCCACTTGAACAAAGTGAGCATTGCCTGTACCGTATATTGCACTTTCAAGTTTTAGAATATCTCCAAGGAAGGGTCTACCAAATGATGTATCTGGTGAGTTAAATACTTGTCTGTATTTAGATGCATCTGTGTTAAATGCTTCAAGTTGATCAGGATAACAATATTCATTTGGACCATCACTACTTTCAGAAACTAATCTTAATGTATATCCACCAATTCTAAATGCTACATTTGGTACTGTTCCAGCCTCAACTTGTATTGTTCTAGATTGAGCAGTAATTAGTGTTATATATTCAGTGTTTAATGTTATAGGATCTATATATCCAAACTTCACTATAATGCCATCACATTTTATAAAATATGTATCATACTGAATTGCGTTTGGTGTAGATATTGTTCCAGTTATTGCTACAGGTACAGTGAGAGAACAAACTGTATATTCTGTTCCAGCAACCATTGCTTCGCTGTTTACAGAGTTGACGAAACAATCAGTGTATTCATATAAACCATCTGTAGTACACGTAAATACATATGTGATACATTCTTGATTGTAAGCATTGTTCTTTTCTAAAAGGAAAGGATCAGTACGAAGATCATTGTACGGATAGTTAGGGAAGTAATAAGTTGTTCCTTCTCTATCATATTCACCAACGTTTCTAAGAATACCCTTTGCTACAATCGACTGATTAGTAGATCTATTACCACGAACAATTTTAAATCCTACAATATTATCTCTTTGGTCTTGAGGTAGGTCAGATGTTGTTATCAAATACTCAATTTGCTGAACATCCACTCTAACACCAATAGGAAATATTGCTCTATTTTCCATCACTAGTCCTGCGTACGTACCATCAGTTTGTATAACTGGTGTACCACTTTCAAATATAGGACTAACTAATACATCAGGGAACTTATGGTGTCTGATAGGTTGGTTTGCCAGAGTTCCCCAAACATCTTCATTGCAGGGATACACCTCAGTGGATTCCCAATAAGCAAACTCACCATACTTATATGGAGTGGCATTACCAATGTTTGAACCAGTAGCATCTCCTATGACAGAAGCTGTATTGTATATTTTCCAATAAGGAGCACTTGTACCATCTCCTATAAAGTCAGGATTGGTATTTGGAACATCGGGTTGTATAAGCTCTGTATAAGAGATTTCTCTACCTGGAATGTGAAAACCATCTGTTTGTTTACCATTTCTAAGAAGAAACACTATCTCAAATGCATACACCTCATCCCTCATGTATCCTCTCAGATTTGTAGCATTCAGCTCATCTGAGTAGTCTTCATTTGCAGGAAGCTTGTATGTTTGCCATTTTAGATCAATTTGATTTGCAATCTTCTGATAGTTTATTCTGTCTATTGATGTAAGATTGTCCCAAACAAGAACATCCTGAACAGCTGTCAGGTCTTGAGCAATATCGTAATATGGAAACTTCTCAAATATGTCATCAGTTGTAAGTCTTACTTGAGTTTGATTCTGACCACTATAAGTGATTGTATTAGTAGAGTCATCAATGAAAAATGTCCCAATGAGCTCAACAGATGTAATTGCGTTCACTGTTTTAATAACAGCAACGTTATAGTATTTGAAATAACCAGTTGTGTCTATGTTGCTAATGTTTAACAAAATAGATTTTCCAACAGGATAATCAAAGTTTGGTGTTGTAATTGCTGGATCTGCAATAGGGGTAGGGTTTGTTACAGAATAATAAGATGTATAAGCATCTCCTGCAACATCACAATATTGAATAGCAAATTGATATGTACCAGCTGTCAGACCTCCACCACTTGCAATACCAGCCACCTCAAGCTCAGGTATAGAGAAATTAGGTTGTATCTTAAGTCTATTGCAATCTAGTTCTGGGATTGTTTGGTTATCACAAACGTCTGTACCAGGTGCAATCTTATATGGAAGATTATTCAAATCCATATAACGCCTAGGGTTGAGACCATCTGTCCAATAGATTTCTGTAGTGCAATTTGTTATCTTATGCACCACCTTGTGTATTGGATTGTTTATGTTAAAGTTTAAACAATTGCCACTAATGTAAGTGCGATAGACACAATCATTATTATCCATATATCCAATCTCAGAAGCTCCTGTTTCAGGATTTGTAAGAAAGAATATGTGTTTGTTTTGCTCATTAATAAGATGTGTACCAATAAGATGATATCCCTCAGGGAATTCCAAACAAAGTTCGTTCCCTGGCTCATTCTGATAGTTAACAGAGTTTGAGTCAAAGTTTTCTACAGCAGCATTTAGGGCATACGTAAGTTGTCCCTTCTGAACCTGATTCACGGATTGGTCCATGTTCAGTCCAGTGCGAGCTACATTATTCTCTTGGATAATATTAGTTGTTCCTTCTCCAGCCATATCTGCTTACTCTGTTTGGAAGTTCATACATGTTAAACCTATTCAAATCCTGCTTTATTCTACGTTGTTTAGCATAGACATCTTGCTTTTTAATCTCAATGTCTGCCATAATAAACGCTTCTTCAGAAAGCTGTTTATAATATCCTAGCTTTCTTTGGATTTGATCAAAGGTCTCATCATTAATTTGATTTGACAGAGTTTCAAACACCTTGTATTTAATAAATGCTTCAATATACTCCCTAATACGGAAGTTATCTGGAATCATCTGATTTCCTCCTGCATCATACTCTGTTGCATAAAATATCAGATGAACTATGCCACTTCTGAAGTTTGTAACAAATTTATTTCCCCTAATGTCAAAAGAATCATAACCAGCAGAATTTGGGGTGAATTCATGCAATGGAGGAGGGGTGCTGTAAAACTCCCAGTTATCTGCATAATTAACATCACACTTACCTCTGGCTGATATGTTTCCTGGTTTCAGGAGATATGATTTTGTGTAAGACCTAGCAACTGAATTGTTTGTTTTGTAAACAGCTTGTATCAATTCAGGCATGCACTCAGGACATCCTGTTGTGCACTCAAGGTTAGTACAGGGTTGCCCACTTGATATAACAGGACTCACTTGAATTGTTGTAATATCAGCTGCTTGAGAATAGAAAGAGTTTGCTGTCTGATATGGGTATTGAGGAATCTCTGTACACATCCATGCTTCTCTTACAGCATAAAAGTTGTCAGGAAGCCTTGCTTCAAAGTCATCCACATACAGAGTTTGTTCGCTAATTACATAACTAGTTCTACCCAGCTTTCTAAGACATTTGTCTAGATAGGTGGGGAACATCAAATCATCTATTGCTCCTGTATCAAAATAGCTCTTGAGCTCTTCCTTTACAGTGGAATAAACGACTTCAGGTGTTGTAAAATTATACTTGTAGTAGTATGACATTTATTTTATTTTTTCCATTCACGATAAATATGTTGATATTTCTCGTTGGTTTTTATGTAATGAGACAGTAATCTGGACGTGGTTCTTGTAGGTTTGAAATACCACAACTCTGTATTCTTGAGTCTTGCGGTTTCTTTAAACCAAACCCATCCAAAGAAATAGCCTTCTGTATGAAAATTAAAATTGTAAATCACCTTTCCTTTTTCCTTGGTCTTTTTCCAATCTATAGGAAGGTTTACAAACTCATCATTCAATCCTTTCTTCTTCCTTCTTTTCTTTTTATTGATTGAGAACTCACCAAAACCAAAAGGAAGCTTAGCTCTTTCTCCTGTCTCTAGTATGTAATTTTTAAATGACTCGTTGAACAAATAGATGATATTCTTCCACTCATCAAATGATATTTTTATGGAAGGATTCTTTTTGCAAAAGTTTATATAGTTTTCTTTACTGGAACTTCTCCAGTCAATCTTCACTCTCATTATTGGGTATTTGTTGTGTTAGGAGCTTGCCCATCCACTCCATCTGAAGTTTGATCAGTTTTAATTCTAAAATAGGTGTTTAACATTTTTTGAGAAGTTAGTTCTAACACTTGCTTCTCTAAATATCCAGGTAAGGCATAAGGTTTGTCAAGTGGGTTCTTGCACCACTCTTCGTCAGTATATTCTATTCCTCCACATCCGCATTCAGGAAACATCATCTCATTAGGAACATCTGTTTCAAACAATGCAGATATTCTAATAGACTGAAGTAGTGGATTACTTACATACAGATAGTCATTCATTATCCAGTAGTAAGTTTCTCTTTTTATCACTGGAAGTTTTATGAGATTTACATACCTGTTTACAGTGATTTCTTTAAACTTTGTTCCTCTACCACTCATAGCGTTTATAGAATAAACACCCTGAATTATGTATTGGTAGTTACCTTCAGCTATACGAGGGATCTTGTATTTGGTTCTTGCAACAGTGCAAGGATCTACAAAATCACAACATTCAGAAATAGGAACTTCTACCATCTCAAGACAAGAAATGGTAGTGAACAAAGTATCAGTAGCCCAAAGCTTTCTGAGGTTTGTTTCTCTCTTAATTAACAATAGAGAGTTATTTTTGATCTCAGACGCAATAGCTCTATCTGTGATAAGGCTGTCGGTAGACAATACCTTATGCATAGAACGCACATCTGAAACAAGTTTTCTTAGTGTTGACATTATAAATACTGTTTGAATATATTTGTCATTCCTTCTTCAAAGTCTATCAAGAATGCTGTCACTTCAGCTCTTGAAGTGGTGTATCCATTCTTGTCATCCCAGGAACTTTTAGCATTTGAAAATGCAGGGATTTGGTAAAATTTAATTCCATTGAAGTCTTGGCTCAATTCATGGTGTTTATCACCAGTGAATATGTAGAAATTATCATGCCAGGACCATTCTTCTTTATATTCCATTGGGAACAAAGCAGCAAGTTTAGCAGGCTTTATAGCATCCCCATGGTTAAACATCATGGCTGTAGTACCATAACTTGTGTACTTTCTATAATTTGGAGAATCATCAATACTGATCCTACTAATGTTTCTGAAATAGGTTTTCAACCATTTCACCATGTGCCACCCCACAAACTCATCATGATTACCTGGAACATAGATGACATGTAAGTAATCACACTTTTGCAGAAGAAGATTTATTACACTCACTTCATGGTCACAAATCCTAGAAAATGATTCGTGGTATTGCATGATGTTTTGCTGAGGAGTGCCTTTTGTTGTAGTTCCAGTGAACTCACTATTGAATTCATCAGATCCGATTATGTAGTAGATTTCTTCTAGATTATTGGACAGTTGAGCTTGATTTATAATGATTTCAATCTTTTCTACAAATGCACCAAATCTGTCTTCTACATCATTAAATCCATCAACATCCAATTTATTAAGATGAGAGTCTTGTTTATTTATAATAAGACATCCATTAGATTTTTCTGTCTCATATTTAGGACTCATCACACTTGGAGAAAGGGGCTTATAGTTTTCCAGGAAGTCAATGAATGAGTCCTGAAACTCTTGCTCATTGGATTTTTTACCAAGCCAAGCTTTTACCTGCCAGTGAGGTTGTTTAGCATTTCCCCAATAGTTCTGGACATATTTAGTTATTTCCCACTTATTTGTGTCAATCTTACACTTCTCAATAAGATCTTCCAGAGATCTGATTTCTTCAGGAGAATTAAATACCACCTCTCCTGTTCCCTTTAGCACATCTTCTTGAAATCTAATTACAGCTTCTTCTAGCTCCTCAATATAACTTGCTGCCTCAGCTTCATCATTTATACTGTTCTTGTATTTAAGTTCTTTCAGTAACTCATTAACTTCACCCTCTGTAATTCCCAATTTATCTGCGTAATACTTCTTACTTTTCTTCCAATTCAGCATCTGCTGAAGTTGTTCTAAAAGATGCTGATTTCCCAACATAGGATTTTGTTTGGTTAAAATTGCAGTAAAGATAGAATTCTTTTTGAAATTCTCCAAATTTATTTAATTAACCAGGTTATCTATTATAATCAACTTGATTATAAATAAAAACCCCCAGCGTGGAAACGCTAGGGGAGAAATCCTGTAAAACCAACAAAACAGGATTTTAACAAGATTGTATGTCTGTGATCTCACCTAATCCTCCTGTCACTTGACATGTTATATTTAAAGTTGTATTATGATACCAACCATCTATAACAGGATTAGTCATTGCGTAGTTTTGATATAAGAATGTTCCGATAACAGGAGGAATTGGATCTGTGGACCAACGTGTTGTTGAAGGACCAGATGCTCCACAAGAAGCAGCATAACTAATACCATATAAAGCACCGTACGCATAAGGACCAGGAGCGTCTGTGGTAGTTGTAGTTGTAGTAGTGGGAGCTTCAGTTGTAGTAGATGTAGTAGTAGTGGTTGTAGAACATGCATTAACAAGTGTACAAAAAGTCACTTGTAACGATGGATTGTTTTGAATTGTATAAAGAAGGGTTTGAACTAGTGTTACAGGATCAAATTCTTCGTCTATTTTTTGTAAAACAACATTTAAATTATCTCCTGTATCCACACCTGTATTTGAAAGGTTTGGACCATTATATGTAATATTTCCAGTATTTAATATAAAGGAACTAAGCCAACCATTATCACATTTCTTTGGAAATGTCATTTTTACAGGAGTGCAGGGATTACAAGGAGTGCCTGGATAGCAAGCCATTTATTTAAATTTAAGGGATGTACATAATATAGTAACAAGCAAGAACAGGTTGAATGTTAGCATGAGCTAATCCACCACCTGTAGACGCATTAGAAACAGATATAGAGCCTTGTGTACCGCCTGATCTACCAACTGTAGGAACAGTTGGACTAGAATTCATAGTATATTCCAATTCAGTTGGAGAAGCTAAATTAAGAGCTCTTGCAACATAACTTGTAGCATCTACAGTAGAATCTACAGTGTTTACAACATCAGCATATTCAAAGTGATAGTGATTATCTGTAACAGTAGCACCATGAGTGTGAGAAGGAATTTGTGTTGCGTCAAGAGTGATTGTATTTGCTCCAGTGACATCACCTACAGCATAGTTAGGATTACCTGGTGTAGCTGGATTTACAGCAGCATTTAGAGCACCTCCAGGTACAAGCTGAATTGCTCCAACTGGAACCCTTCCACGCTTATCTGGTGTACCGTTCTGCCCATTACACAAATAGATATTTACCCAATCTCCAAGACCAGCACCTGTTGCATCAAAGTTAGAAAGAGAACCATAATACTCTACAACCGTATATGGAACCATCTTTGTGTAATACTGTGTAGATGAAGCTATACTATCTAGATATGCTTGGATGAGATCATTCAAGTCTGCAATCTTTACATAGTTTGTGTCTACATCTAAAGCAAGGGCTGCCAAACTTGTATCTATATCACAGAGTTTTGTAATAACAGCCTGCAAGATAGCATGTGTACCTGAGTTAGAACTCACTCCAGTAAGACACCCTACTGAATAACTTGCTTCAATTGTATTAACTCTACCATCCAAAATATCTACTTGTTCCTGTATATCACATGCTGCTTGAATTAAAGCAGTTATGTAAGCATTTAGATTAAACTCTCCACAGTCTGGGAGATATTTACTAACCACCTCACACAGAATAGATTGATTTATGATGGGAATAATAGAAACGCCAGTGATGGCATTTGTGAGAAATTCTATCAGAGATGCTTCCACCAAAGATAGTGAATCACCGTTTTGAATACCTAAGGCAGGAACATCAAGTCCTGTATATTTGACGCACCTATCAGATACAATCTCGGCACATCCGTTATAGCAATTTGAACAAGCCATTTTTAATTTTATTTATGGATTAATACTTTTACTCTACTAGCTATCTCATTTATGGTGAACGGTGGTGCATAATCTCCATCACAATATCTATACCTTAGTATTCTTTTGTAATTAAGAAGATCATCTAGCACTGTCCCAGGGAGAGGATAGTTTAGGGCGAACACAATGTTATTGTATTCATTATTTGCCAACTCTGCTATCTTGCAATCAATTTCTGAAAGAAGAACAGTTATAGTTGTGCACTCAATACAGTTTGTAAGCCTTGGTGATAACATTTTTTATTCTTTGTGCTGCTGTTTTCAATGCATTATTACATGCTGAACACAGGCCATTAATTAATTGACATCCACAACCAACTTTCATTCCGCAGTTTCTACAGTTTGCCATATCAGTTAAAATTATTTATGTAATTATTACCGTAACAATTGCAGTTGTTCCTGATAAAGTTATCAAGCATTCTATTTGCCTGTGCATACAACTTATTTGATGTAGCAACAGCACAATTGTTTGCAGCAGCAATTGCTCCCTGGATGAAGTAATAGATGCTATTCAAATCAACTTTCTGTTGCTTTTTAATCGCAGCATCACATTCCATCATATCTAATTTCATAAACGCAGAATCAAATTTTTCCTGAAGCTTATCAACACGAATGATGGTTTTTTCTACGTAGTTCTGGTACGCAGGAGTAACAGAATATTTAATGTAATACACTCCATCAGGTAAGGCAATAAGTGGTTCTCCCACAGCAGTGATGCCCAGAGACTGAGAAGTGTAGATATTAAAGTCGTTAATATTGAACGGCAGACTGACATCTCCAAAACCAGGAACATTCATTTCAATAGTGGGAGCTGTAACAGTACTTGGGTAGGTGGACGCATCAGCAATACCCAACGTTTTAACATTATATGTTGGAATTACTAATATGTCTAATTTAAGATCTGCCATGTTATTCTAAATAAATAAGCCAGAGGATTTGAGATTGAATCCTCTCACCCTCTGGCTTAGGTTATATGATAATTGTTTCTTCGTCTACTATTAAGGAACCAAGGTAGTAGTTGTAGAAGTGGTTGGCCATACAGTTGTGGTGGTAGATGTTGTAGTGATACAAGCATTATCATCAGCAACTACACCAAGACCAGCTTCAAGAACAGCTTGGATACCTGCAGTGAGAGATTGAGGAACTGCAATGATAACCATAGAGTCTTCCTTAATATAGTCACCCCAAGAGTAAACAGATTTGTCATACTCGTTGAACTTGATATAGAAGCTATCATAGATGGTACCATCAGTTACCCAAGACTCAAAGTTCTCGTTGTAACCAGCCATCCTGTAGAGATGCTTCAAATATCCAGCTTGGTAGCTATAGTAGTTCTTCTCCAATTGCTTCACCTCATCAGAAGTACCTGTAGCATAAGAAGCACGCTGAGTAACCTGAGCGTCAGCAACGATGTTACAGCTATCTGCTACGATGAAGTCAGCAGTTGTTGCAGGACCACTGTACACGAAGGTACGGAACCACATCCTATCATACTCATGAGGGAATGCAGCAACGTCACAAGGCTGACCATACCTAGTAAGAGGCTTACCAGAAATACGGAGGATAGCACTTGCATCATTACCAATCCTTTGGAATTGATAGAAGTCGTTAAAGTTAATGTTGTCTGGGTTGTTACCAGGAGCTTGTTGCTCAAGCTTCAGAATGAACTGGTCAATCAGAGCAGGAACATCAACATCAGTACAAGGATCACCACCGCAATCGCAACAAGGAGCTTGAACTGTTACGGAGCGAGTGAAACCATTGAAGTACAGAGTATCCAGGTAAGAAGAATGTGCACGAAGTGTAAGAGTTACAACATCACCACATTTTACAGTCCAACCAGATACGTCAGTAACTTGGGTGGCAGGAGTACCACAACCGCTCACCTTGTACCATTCGGTAACATTAGACTTACAAGAAGA